GCGCGGATCGTAGTCTGTCGAGATCGACGACACGTTGCCGGTGCGCTCGGCCTCGGCGTCGAGCAGGCTCTGCCAGAGGCCCTGGCCGGTGCGGTTGATCTTACCGGCGACACCAGCGATCTTTTCGGCGGCTGGCCTGCCGATCTTTTCGATCAGCGGCGCAAGCGGATCTTGCGCAGAGTATGCAGGTGCCTGCGAGCCGTCGCGCATCGTCGCGCGACCGGTCCACATATCCGGCGGAGGCTCCGATGGCTGAGATCGATCGATCTCGTCCCACAGCGGCATCAGAAATAATCCGTTTCCTGCGGACCGTATCCAGGCGTCGGCCGCTTGATCACGCGAATGCGATTACGCAATGCCTGTGCTTTCACCGGGTCGCTCTTGCCGCCGTATTCCTCGGCAGCGGCGTCGGCGACAAGCTTGCAGAACGTAATGTATATGTCCTCGTCGAGCGCGTCGGCGTCGGGGATTGCGATGAAGTCGGACGCAAGCTCCTCGACAACGCTGTCGATGTAGCCGTCGATGTTCTCGGCGTCCTCGGCCGACGGGTTAAGACCCACGTCGCCACCAGTCAGGATTGCCAAAACCTTGAACTGGATTTGAGCGCGGGTCTTAGCCACGTTGTGCCTCCTTAGCGACGCCGCCGACGATGCGCCGGGGCGCTGTCGTCACTGTCGTCCTCGGCCTCACCTTCCGCCTGCGTCGCTTCCTCGGCAGCTTCATCCGGCGGCTTGCTGTTGTCGGACACCTTGAAGTGCTGGTTCTTGCTCAGCATCTTGATCAAGCCAGCATTCGCTTCGGTGCATTCGATCTCCAGCGGCTGCCCGCTAAAAAACGTCAGGCTGCCGACTTCGGCAACCTTGCTGTCGCCTTCCGGCGCAATGTACGTCGCGTAGATCGTCTTATTCATCGTCGTTCCTCGTTGTTTATGTTAGCGGCCACACGCCACAAGGGGATGATGACGGGTGGCCGCCGGTTGCTGACGCCGGGTAACTGTCAGCAACCAACTGCCGTTCCGTTTTAGTTGTCGATGTAGCCGGTGAGATAAAGCTGGATCGACCCAGCCGGTGCCGCGGCCCCGCCTGTGGTGATCGCAACAAGGATCTCGGTCTCTGCCGGGTTCTTGTAGAGCAACCCCGCCGTTTGCAGCGCCGTCACTGGCGTGATGGCGGCACCGCTGGCTGCGCTCAAGTAACGCGTGGCAAGACCGGCATCGCCGACGTTGTAAACCATGCCAGCACCCAGCACGGTCGAGATCGCCAGCACGCTGGTCACGACAAAGCCTGCCGGGACCGTAAACGCACCAAGCACAGTCGCCGCCGCCGTCACGTTGTCGGCCGCCGTGACGTTCACGGTGCGGCCAAACGTCTTGACGGTGCGAGCAAAACCTTGCGGGCCAACTTGCGGCTGGACCCAGTCCTTACGATAAGCCATCTGCGATTTCTCCTGACAAATGGTCTGTGTGAAGTTTCAGGTGACGCCTACGGACCGTCGATGAAGCCGGTCAGATACAGATCGATAGTGCCAGCGACGGCCGGTGAGCCAGCAGTGCCAATGCCGATCTGGATTTCAGTCTCGACCAAGTTTTTGTAGAGCAGCCCGGTGACGGGCAGCGTGTTGACAGTGCCGCCAGCGGCACCAACCGCCGACGCGGCAACGTAACGATTGATGACGCTGTCGCCGACATTGATCACCATGCCGGTGCCCATCGCCGTGGCAATCATCAGAATGCCGGTAACGACAAAGCCAGCCGGAACGGTGAACACGCCGACGACACCGCCGGAAACATTGTCGGCCAGCGTGATCGTGACACGCTTGCCGATTGTCTTGACGGTGCGGAAAAAACCTTGGTGACCAGCCTGCGGCTGGCCCCAATCTTTGCGGTAAGCCATTTGCGATTGCTCCTGACAAATGGTGTGAAGAAAAAGCCGGGAGAGGCTTCAAGGAGCCTCTCCCGCAGTAGGGATGCTCGATCAGGCGTTAGGCACTGCGCAGACGAAGGCAGTCGCCATGCCCCAGTCGACCAACTGACCAAGCATGGTGCCAGTCGCGCTCAGCGGAGCCTTGGCGATCTTGCCAATGCCGTATTGGGCTTCGATGCCCATGCCGGTGACGAAGTCGTAATCGCCATCCTCAAGCTGAGTGGGCCGCGGCATCTGGCCGACCGCATAGGCGAGCGCGCCCTGGCCCAGCATGAACACCGGCTCGACGTCGACCGGACCGGCACCAGCGCCGACCAGCAACAGCCGCTGCGTGATCTCCGGGATCTCCAGATAGTAGATCCCGTCGTAGACCAGCCCGCCGCCCGTGAAGATCGGGTTCTTGGTGGTTGGGCTGCTCTCGCGCTCGCGCGCATCGCGGTTGGCCTGATACATCACAGGGTCCGCCTTGAGATCGCGCATCGCACGCGTGCCAAGGAAGCAGACGTACCATTCCTGGTCGGTGCCCTTGAGTTGGTACGGCGTGATCTTCGGACGGCCGTTGTAGATGCCGGGGTTGGACGGCGACACGCCGCTCTGCTGACAAAGCTGCTTGAGATAGCTGCCGATGGCGGCAGACATCTTGTCGTCCGGCGTGTTCACGTTGGCAATCGACAGCGCGAACGTCGAAAGATAATTCGAGCCAAGCGCACCGTACAGCAAACGGTCGAAGTTGGCCGTGTGCCAAGCGTTCTTGTCGGCAGTCGACGAGGCCGACCACCGGATGCCGTTGACGCGATTGCCCGGCGCGAGCAGACGCCCGGACTGGATCGTCGACGTCGGGATCGACAGCAATGCGTCGACGATGTCGTCGCGCACGACGCGCCGCGACCAGCCACGCAGCAGATTGCGGGCCGTCGAGCGGACCGAAAAGCTGCTTTCCTTGTCACTGGCGCGGTTGTTGGCGACTGCGTTTCTCGCCCAGTCGGCCCAGATCGGCATGCCGTAGCTGTCGATCTGTTCCTCATTGCCGCGCAGCGTTCCGGCACCGACGCCGCCGCCGGTCAACTGCGTGACGAGCGGAATTCTTATCTCTTTGCCGTCGGCAGCGAGATCCTTCATTCTGACGATGGGATAGGTGCTGTCGCCTCCCATGTACGCATCGAAGCGCGACGCGCGAAGGAAGTCGGTAGCTGCGTCCTTACGAAATTTGATGACTTCGTTATTGACGTGATTGGTCGTGAGAGCCATTGGCCGTTCCTTTCACAAACGTGAAGCCAACGGCCGTTGTTGGGCCGTCAGCCGGTGATGTCGTCAAACAGCGCGTCGTCAGACAAATCCTGCTGCGACGAGCGGAGCAAAGCATTCGAACGGCTCACGCCGTTCAACGATGGCGCAAGGCGAACAAGTGGACGGCCGGTGGCATCTGTCGTCGACGCTCCATCCCGCCAAGCGGCCATCGCCTCTTTGCGGAATTCGTCGTCTTTCAGCAGATCTTCGCGCAGCTTTTTCCTATAGGCCGCCGGGTCTGTCCCGACCTCTGCGTGAAGCTTGTTCTCGCGGTGCCACTGCATCAAAGTTTCGCCGGGGTCCGCCGACTTCTGCATTCGAGCCCGCAACACGTCGTCAACGCGCTCAAGTGCAAGATTGTAGGCCTCGTCGAATTCTTCCTTGTAGGTGCGCCGCGCAAGCTGAAGACTGCTTTCCCTTCGTTCATTGAGCAGACGCGCATCGAAACGCTGCTCGATGAATTTCTGGTAGCCTTCGGGATCAATCAGCGGATCGGGTGCCTTCGGCTCGTCGTCCTTGCTGGCCGTCTTTTCCTGCTGCGACTGAATGTGCCGCCGGAAAGCCGCCTGCTCGGTCGCGAGTTTGTCCCGCTCCGCCTTCAAGGCGTCACGCTCGGCAATTGCCGCGCGCTTCTCCTCGTTGATCTCCCTTACACGCCATGACGGCACCTGCGGTGCGTCGTCGTCGACCTCTGGCCTCTCGGCCTTCGCCTCGACAACGGGCTTCGCTGTGTCTTCCGGCGCGCGTTCGACCGGCGCTTTCTCGACCGGGGCCTTTTCTACCGGGCCAAGGTCTTCAATCGCACCTTCGAACAGGCTGTCTTCAGTTACTGCTTCCTCGTCTGCCATAGCCAACCCTCTGTTCCGCGTTTCGTGCGGTCACGTTGCCATCTCTCGCATCAGGCGTGCGTTGCCACATATCGCCGTGGCCGCGATTACTTTGCAGGCGCAGGCTCGTTTTCGGCCCGCTCTTTCTCCATCTGCATCTGCTGGTCGTGTTTATCTGCGGCGATCTGCGCGTCGTTGCTCGCCTTGAAGCGTGCAATCTCGACCTGCGCGGCCGCCTTCATGCGCTCGATCTCGGCGTCGGCGTTGGCCTTCATCCGCGCCAGCATCGCCTCCTGGCGGGCCTCGGCCTCGCGCGCCATCTGATCCATCTGCTGCTGCCGCACTTGCAGCGCCATGTCCTGCTCCGCCTGCCGCTGCTTCAGCGCGGCGTCCTGCTGTGCCATTGCCGCGGCGCGCTGGTCCTCCTGCTGCGCCTGCATGGCCTCGCGCTGTGCAGTCTGCGCATCCAGTTGCGACTTCGCCTGCATCGCCAGCACCTTCGGATCGGGCGGCGGCGGCTGGTTCTTTTTCTGCTCCAGCCTGTCCATCATCGGCTTCTTCACCGACGACGGCAGCGGCGCAAGCTCCAGCGCGATCTCCGGGAATTCCTGCAAGAATTGCGGGCCAAGGCTTTGCAGGACGATCATCGCGTCGCCCTGCATGTTGATGGTGTCCGGCCCCTCGTCGATAATGATGTCGACGTCGAGCGCCCCCAACGCATTGACGATGACGGGCCGTCCGTTCTGGTCGATCTCCATTTTGTTGACCTGGAAGAATTGCGCGACGTTCATGTCGTCGGTCACGCGTATCCAGCGTTCCTTGCGCCAGTGCCGCTGAATGATGTTCCAGATATCGCGGTAGACGCGGATCTTCCAATTCTTGTAGGCCGTCAAATACGGGCCAAGCTCGGCAATCCCCGCCTGCTGAAGCAACTGGATCGCGCGTCCGCTGCTATCCTCCAGGCCCTGACCAATGAGCGCGGGGTTTGGCCCGAAATTCTCAATCTCGTTTTTCGCTTCCTGCAATAACTCAAGCTGTCCCTTGAAGTCGTTGAGCGTGCTGGTGTCGGGCTCCATCTTGAGACCGGGATTTGTCTCGATCCAGCCGTCGGCGCGAGCCCATTCCTTGCGCGCCACCTCGATATTGTCGACCGCACCCTTCTCGCTGACCACCTTGCGGCTGTTCAGCAGGTGAAGGCTCTTGCTGCGGCGGTGATTGACCTCGTCCTGCGGCGATTTCAGGTTGCGGATGAAGCCGTAACGGTCGCCA